AAGAATTACACTCTAATATAAATTACAAAATTAAGATAAGCAAAGATATTAAAGAAGTAATAAAGCAGTATAATAAAACAAGAAGTGTATTATTAGAGCAAGTAGTAGAGCTTGGGCTTGTTACTATCGCGCAGGCTTATGCTAATGATTCTATAAAATCAGCGCATACCGAAAGTGAGCATCAAAACAAAGGATTTAATAAATCTAGTTCGACGTTTTTTGATTCATTTAAGGCGCTTCCTTCTCCTATTCAGATCTTCCTTCTGTGGATTTTTTATCAAGTGGTGCTTGGCGCTATAACTGATTATGCAAAAGAAAAGACATTATCGCAAATTTACAAGATGGAATCATATCTTCTATCTCTAAATGAGGATAAGCCAATATCTAAGCAAAAGCTAACACAAGAAAATAAAGATATTCAGTGGGAGGATCTTAATAATTTTAGAGCTATAACAGGTGATAACGTAAGGTTGCATGTCGGCCCTTCTTTAAATAGTGAAGTGATTGAATGCATTGGCAAAAACACAATTGTTGCTATTTTAGATAAGAAAGATCGTCAATGGCTTTACGTGCAGGTTAAATCAGGGGATGAGTTTATTACTGGTTGGATTACACGAACATACACAAAGCCTCTTAAGGCTTGAATTTTATCTCCGCATCTTCGGGTTGGGTGTTGATGACGATGTGCTACTTGAAGCACTTGAGTTGTTTTAACGTAGTATCTGAAATGTGTAGACTGACCGGTAACAAATGACAACTCGTAGAATCGGTTAACACACCAGATTCTACGAGGTTTCAATGACACCACGACAATTACTAGAAGACGTCAAAACCCGCTTCACACCTTTGATTGCGGATGAACCTGCCTTACTGGAATCCCTGCTAAGAAAAGCATTGGGAACCTACCAGGATAGAGCGGGGCATATCAAGCGGATACGCTTCACCGATCAGGCCAGTAAATCACTTGCTTGCCCAGCTGATTTTCTTGCGCTCGTATCGGTTACAGATCACACCGGCGATCTTGTCTACTCCGATGTTTACGATGGGAATATCGAGCTTGAAGATACCCATCGAGCGGTATACCCACTGAATGTGTCATATCTGGCTAATTTGCGTGATATGGATCTTGATAATGGGGAAGTGCCACCTGAAATCATTGGGTTACTTTCTGACTATCTGGAAGTGCTAATCGCAATACCTAACACTGATCGCCTGCGAAGAATATCTATCGCGGGGAAACTCGATGCCAGCAATTTATCCGACGAGAACACGCTGTATCAGCGAAAGCTGGATCTGGAAGAGAAAATGAGCGCAACAAGGGCAATTATCCCGGGAATTGTTCTTTTCTCATCCATGTTGAAGTGAGGGGGCTGATATGGGGCTTAATGTTGCTTCAGTAAAGTCTTATGTATCTTCGGCATTAACGACGACATTATTTGGCTCCGGCGTTGGTGAGCGGGAAGTTGGTAAGCTGACGTCAATCATCATGAACAAAATGCTGTTCGCGCAAGGATGGCAGTTCTCTGTCGAAGTTGATGGACTGGAGGGGGCAGATTTCTTTGCCAAAGATATTACCTACCACGATTACAGCATTGAATATGAAACGATTAAAATCGGCGGAGGGAATATCCTTCAGCCAACGGAGCGTTCGCCTGGGCAGATAACGATGATGGTCAGGGATACCGTTGATGGCCTCGTTTTGGACTGGTTTAAGACGGCAAAAAGTCGGGTGATCAATCCGGACGGTACCGGGAATATACCGTCTAAATATTTGCTCAATGTGCGTATTTATCGGTTGCTGTCCTCCGGTTTAACCAAACTGGAAAATGAGATGACGGTATTCCCGGTCACTACCGGCGATGTCACCTATGCGCGAGATCAGGTTACTGAATTTAAGTCATTCCCAATGACCTTCGCATTGCACAGCACGTTTAACCAATCCTCAAGTTCTTTGGCTTCCCTTCTGGGCTTTAGCTTTTCTCTTTGAATTAAGGAGCAAGGATGCTTTTACCTCTTTTCCCGCTACCATCGCGGCCAACTGAATTGATCCAGTTCCGTCAGCCAAATATTGCTGATGCGATGCGTTTCAACTCGATAACACCGGAGGAACAAGAACAACAGACAACGGCGTATTTAAAAGCCTTGCTGGCTGAACCCGCGAAACATGATCCCCTGACATGGACGGCGCAGGACCGGATTACCGCGTTATGGTGGATATTTACCGGCTCCCGTGAAACACCGGTCGAGACATTCACCTACACCTGTAAACATTGCGGTAAAGAGCATTATTACGATTGCGATATGAATGCTCTGGCTGAAGATATCCAGGTCCTGGAAGTGGAACCGTTCATTGACGATATTGAGGTGTCTGTAGAGGGAGTGCCTTATCAATGGCGTATCGTGCCGCTTGATGGTTGGGCAATGGAAATGCTGGAGATGCGCCGTGCAGCATTGCCACCTGAAGACGACGCGGAATTCAAAGAAGCGATCGTTGATTTGCGTTTTTGGGAATTCGCTTATCAGTGTGAGCTTTATAACGATGTTAGTGGTACTCGTGAAGATCAGGCTGAGCGTCGTTATGAAACGATTAAACGGATGGCCATTGATACTGAATTTATGAAGCTGGCGGCACACATCCGACTGGCTCATGAAAAGCTCGAACATGGTTTACCGTGCTACATCGATAAAGGTGAAATGCGTCTTCGTCTCCCGCCGCACAAATGCCCAAACCAGGATAAAAAGGAGTCCACAGAGGGTGCGTTTACCCGTCTGTGGGTGCCCTTTCGGGCTACCGACTTCATTCCACAGGTGGGGATTGAAAAGCTATCAGACCTTAGTATCCAACCTGGTTTTGTATGGGGGTATACCGATTCAGGACGCTGAAAGGCTTACTGAATCCTATGCGTTTTTCCTGTTGGAGAAACTGGAAGAAAAACTTAAACCGAAACGGTAGGCGATAAGATCATGGAAAGAAAAAACGCCAACATTGACGATGTTATAAGGACAGTTGAAACCGCCAGCGCAAAAGAGCTGGAAGAGCTTGCAGGTATCCGGGAAGCTGTTGAAGATTTGAAAGGGGGACGCGTTGCAACTGTTGATCCTGTCTCTCACAGTGTGTCGGCATTAAATCGCACAATCGAAAATTCCATGCCAGACTTTGTGGCCAATGCGCCATCAGTGGCCCCTATTGTTGAGGCAATGAAACGGCTTAATTTAGGGGACGTTTCTCGTGTAGTTCAGGAGGATGTTGCTCTACAGGAACCGCAGGCCAAATCAACTACGCGAAAGGGTAAAAAACGACGCAAGAAGGCTATAACAGAAGATGTAAAGGCGCAACGGACCGAAGCAGCCGAACACGCTCGCGAAATGTTCGGTCAAAAAGGCGGTGCGCAAAAAAGCCAAAACCAACGCGATGCGCGTGGTCGTTTTATTGGAAAGCCAGGGAGTAAGGCCGCAGCGGAAGATGCCCGTGCTGAACGTGCTGAAAAGGCCAGGCGCAAAGAGGATGATGAGCGTCTAAATGCTGAATCAGGTTTATTAAAAAAACTGTCAAAAGTAGCTGAAGGCATAGGTAACCCTTCAGAGACTCGCGCCGTCGATGCGTTAGGTTATGCCGTTGCTGGTCCATTGTGGGCCGCAGGGAAGGAGCTTGGCGGGATATCAAAAGAAGTTGGTGGATCGCTTAATGGTGCCAGAAAGTCTATTGCCGATGTGATTCGTGGCAATGACGATAACAGCCGTAGAAAAGGTTTTTTTAGGCGTAAATCGCAAAATAGTGCCGATGTCGTTCAGGTTAACACCCAAAAACGGACGGTTCAGGAACTTCAGGATCAGACCAGCGAAATTAAAGAGGGCAATGACAAGATTCTCAGCGCCCTTGATCAGATAGCCAAAAACACCGGGAAAAAGAAGGGCGGCTTGCTGTCCAAATTATTTAGCCTGTTAGGGAAGGGGGCCGGTGGCGTCGCGTCGTTGTTAATGGGGCGTGGCATGCTGAAAAAAGCTGGAGCACTCGCTTTTGGCGCTCTGGGGGCAAAGAAACTTGTAGGAATGCTACGCGGTGGTGGCAAGAAGACTCTCGCCCATGAAGGCGGAGATTTGGCTGCCCGGGCAGCAGGTAAACTTGGATTAAAGGCAGTTGGTAAAGGGGCGTTACGCGCAATTCCCCTAGTCGGCACAGTGGCTGGAGGTATTTATGATGCGGTAACCGGTTGGAATGATACAGAAGCGCAACGTCGAGCGTTTGGGCTTAAATCAGGACAAGATCCATCATTCCAGCAAAAAGCCGCTTATACGTTAGCCAATGTTCTTGATTTGGGGGGACTGGTATCTGGTATTAGCAGTGCTATTGGTGATGTTCTCAAATCACTTGGATTTGAGGATATCGGCAATATGTTGCAATCATTTTCGACGGAAAGTATTGCCCAGGCCATTGATAGTGGGATTACCAACTTAGAAACATATATTTCTAACCTTGGCGACACCATTTCTACCAAGTTCGATGATTACACAGCAAAGATTGGTGATGCTGTTTCAGCATGGTTTAGCGATACATCTAATAAGCTGCTTGAAAAGCTGGATGCCATCAAAGACTTCTTTACTGTCGATAACCTGAAACAGGTTTTCAGTGATGCAATTGATAGTGCAATTGATTTCATTAAGAACCCAGGGAAACACATTAAAGAGGCAGCTAGTAATATTTGGGATGGGGTTAAAAATTTACCAGGTAAAGCATTAGATGCAGCGGTTGATGCCGTTAAAAATACCCCTGCGGCAATGATTGTATCAAAAATACCCAATCCGATCGGCGAGGCTAATGCGAAAGAAATCACTCCAGAGTTAAAAGCTCCGGTTAATAGCCAGCAGGGGACATCTGATTCTAAAGCTGAATCCGATGCCAAACAGACTAATATTGCTGCCCGCGTGATAAATGCGGCCCTGGATATGGCGAAAGATAGCAATAAAACAGTTAAAGAAACTGCTAATCAGATTATCAATGCAAATGCCGTAGAAACAGGAAATAAAGCAGCACAAACAATTGATGCTGCCTTGGGCCAGTCTGCTACAGGTAAGGAGGAAGCATTAAGTGCATATGAGATAGATAAACGTCGATTTAACAATGGCAAGGATGTTTCTTTGCCAAAATTAAATGCTGCCGGATACCAATGGATTTCTGACAATGCCGATTATTTTGATGAGCTTGAACGTAAGTATGGGCTTGAAAAAGGGATTCTGTCAGCAGTTGCTTCCGCAGAGTCTAGTGCAGGCCAGAGAACTGGAAATCCAGTAGACAAAAACGGGAACAAACTTTCATCTGCCCTTGGGGCTTTTCAGATCACTAAAGGTACAAGGGAGGATCTTGGACTCAGCGATGCTGATGCCATGGATACACGAAAAGCAGCTGATGGTGCCGCCAGATACCTAAGTATGCTGATGAACCGTTATAACGGTGATCAGGGTCGTGCAATAGCTGCCTATCATGCTGGTATGGGGCATGTTGATAAGGGGAGAGTAGTCGCCGGTACCGGCGAATATGTTACTCGTGTCAGAGGGTATCAGCAGATGCTCAATAATGGTGCCGTTTATGGCTCTAAGGTAGATCATAGCGCACCAGCAATTCACGAAAAGATACCTGATAACGCTGTTATCGATCAGTCTACTGGCCTGGCGTTTACCCCTGGTGATAGCCCGTTTGAGAAAGGCGGTCTGGTAGACAAAATTGGCAATGCTGTTGGTGTTAACGATCTGGTCAACAAATTCATGAATGGCCGGGGTATGCGTCGGGAAGTCGTTCAGGGAACGCTCGAAGAACGTGCACGAGGGAAGGGGACCGCAACAGCAGCTGGCAATGTGTATGTTGATACTCCGATGCCAGTTGAAGAGGCGCGTCCGGTGGCCAGCAACTCAAGTTACTTTGACCAACTCGGCGCACAAATGGGGATTGATGGACTATTCGATAAACTCCGCAACTCGCCGGGGATGCGGAAAAATAATGCGCCTGAACCAGCCTCCACGTCCCTGGTGACGACTGCCGCCAACGATTTGCAGCAACCAACCGGTCGTATGCAGATAGACGGACAGGTTATTAGTGATCTTGGCGGCTCCGGTGCCAAGCCGACAATGCAGTTGGCTGATAATACCGTTTCACTTGATGGTGAAACGAAGCGGCTGTTTGCGCAGATGACCTCATTGCTTGCCAGGATTGAAGAGCACACTAAAGACTCGGCGAAAGGCCAGGGAACTGTCGTAAAGGTCAGCACGCCTCAACCGGGCGTTATGCGCACGGTGCCACTGTCAATTGATGATCCGTTGATGAATGACTACGCGAGAGTTGATTGATGGCCAACAATAATGAAATTGATCCTTTACTGACGCTGGAGTTATCCGGCGTAAAAACGTATGAGTCCCAGGAGGAGGCCTGGGGCGCTCGTTTATATGAGTGGCTAAACACTTATCAGGGTGAGGTATACGGGGATCCGTCATGGGGCAATGTTTTACCGCAGTTTAAACACGAACCAACCAACTTGTCGCATGTTCAAATTGCGGTTGAGGCAATGCTGTTGCAAAAACTGACGGTAGATTTACCTGACATACCGATTTCTGGTTTGTCAGTAGCCGAGGGAGATGCTTTTGATAAGTTGAAAATATCCATTCGTATCAGGGATATAACTATCACACAGGACGTGGTGCTATGAGTAAAACAACACCGACTAAAGACAGTATTCGTGCAGAGTTTGAAGAGCTTGTCGAGAAAGATTCATTCTGGTCGAAGTTTGTCGGCTCTCAATTTGTCTCGATGCTGACATTGTTTATTACCCAGATTGTCTACAGGTGCTTTCAGTATGCCGATGCGGCGCTGGCTGAAGGCTTTATATCGACCGCGACGCGGCGTTCCTCTATCCTGGCAGCGGCAGAAACGAATAGTTACGTTGGTACCAAGCCAACACCGTCATCGGGGATGATTGAGATCACTGCCACAAGTGAAGATGCCCCAGCGGTAATCCCCAAAAACATGCCTTTAATATCTGACGACCAGTACCCTTACATGACTATGGATGTATGCAGGTTGGTTGACGGCACCGGTACGGTAGAAGTGGCACAGTTGGAAATCCAGGAGGTGACATATACCGTTACGGCAGCCAAAGAATTTCTGGAAGTCGTGTTATCAAAGGCTCTCACTGCTGTCTGCTATAAGCTGGAAGTATTCGTGACGACCGATGGTAAGACCACGCAGTGGTCTTCCAGCACTATGTTCCGGTTAGCCGGTAGTAAAAGCCAGGTCTACGTTGAGTTTTATAAACCATCCGAGCAGTTGGGGGTTCGATTCGGCGATGGGCTAATTGGGCAAATACCGCCAGAAGGCTCGACAATTACGCTTAAGGTATGGTGCACCAACGGCGATATAACCCTGGTTGCTGGCCAAAACCTGACGCCTGTCGATTCTGCGGCTAATTTAGCTAATTTGATTTCAGTTAAGACAACGACACCTATAACCGCAGGTACCGATGCCGAAACAACGGAGATCACACGTAACCGTGCACAATATTACCTTGCCTATGATGATCAGGTCGTATGGGGCGGGGACTATACGTATTTTCTGGTGCGTAACATCCCGGGACTGTCCTGGGTAAAGGCATGGGGCGAAGGCCAGCAAGAGAAATTAGATGGTGCTTATAATGTTCGGAATATCAATAAGATATTTATTTCAGGGTGGCATCCAAATAAAAGCCAGTCAGAGCTTGAAGAAATGATCCTGGCTGCCTTTAAGAAGGTGCCGAATGAGTTGAACAAGAAATTCTCGTATAAAGAGGTCAGAAAACTACCCTTTAAGATCACCATCACCGGGCGGATATCGGCAAGCCTGACCATTGAGAACGTGACTGATGAGCTGAAGTCGGCACTGGAAACAAAATTTGGGCGTGACTCAACTTTCTTTGATCCGAACCGTGTCGGCAAGTACATCCTGATTAAGAAAAAAGACGTTTGGGCATTTATCGAAACGCTGGGTTATTTCCGCGACTTTTATCTGGAATTTGTCGAGTGGAATGAGTCCAACGGCTTTTACGATTTCGTTTATCTGGATACAGAAAACTCCACCTTTAATATTTCGTATGAGGAGGAGTGATGCAGCGTTCCTGGTTTAATAACCGGCTTACATCAGCTAAGCAAAAGTCATTGCTCTATAAATCATTGGCTGATTTGGTTCAGTCAATGATGGATACCTTTGTTGACCCATGGTTGGAGCGAATTACCAACCGGAAGTCTATTTTTTCCATGAGCAAGGAGGATCTGGAGACCAGGACAAATGAACTTGGCCAGTTCTTTACTATCAGAACGTCGAACTCATCTTCCGTTCCGATGTTGTTACAACAGCGTCTTGATGAGATTCACTTTAAGGGGACTGAACGCCCTATAAACCAGACAATTTACCGCGAATTTAACGGTATTTCTGTTTTATGGGATCCGATATATGCACCGGTGGACCTTGAGCGTCATCCCTATGGCACGGTTCTAATACCTGAAAGCACACTGGAGACTACCGGCGGCACATTCGGCGAGATGTTTCTGACTTCCAGAGGGATGATCAGTATTCCCATAAACGACCTGGCCCGGACAATGGGGATTACTGGCACGATAGATCAGTCCGCAATTACAGAAGAAATTCTCAGAAAGTTTAATCAGTTCGTAAAGCCTCTACTGCCACTGCATATAGTGTTTGATGGGCTTACGCTCTATTTGTCGGTTGTTGTAAATGAACAGGCCGACATGATCACTTTGAACGAGATTTCTGATACCGAAAAAGCATTCTGCTGGTTTGAAACTTCGGATACAACTTCGCTTACTGGAGTTACGTCGATTAGCGCCCCGATCACCGCAACGCCTGGTGGCACTATTGTGAAAGCGACACCTACGTTTGATCGCACCCGCGCAGATGATTTGTTGCTGGATAGCGACGCCTGACAATCACCCCGTCCGCAGGGCGGGGTGACAAGTTACTTCTCTTACAATGAGGCTTCACAACATTGATTAGGGAAAATCATGTCTGACGTCTCAACAAACCTCTATAAGAGTCAGTTGTTGGACTATTACTATCAGCGGCGCGCTGAATCGTCCATTAACAAAGGCTCTCGATTTTTAATCAGCAAGGCCGTTTTCGGTACCAGTTCTCTGGTTACTAAGAAAGGAGATGGCACTTATGAGATTGGAGAACTGCCAAAGGCTTTCGATCTGGCAGAACTGACCAGTCAATTTTGCACCATCAACCTCGTCCCAACCTACTCAGGCGGGATAATTACTGTCCGAATGGACCTTGATCAAAGCCAGTTGCAGGAAGGGAAAAACTACCCATTCAACACTCTGGTTGTTCTGGATAACGAGAACAAGCCAATCGCCATTATTTGTGTCCAGGAAGACTCGCTGTATGTGGGCAAAACATATACCGCAGTTATGGCCATAAACACGACAACAGCATAAGGATATGCTTGATGAATGACGTTACAGTTGTTACATCAGTTACTTACCCATCACCCGAGTCGTTGGCTCTGGTGGCTGATGTGCAATACCACGAACCATATCTGTCAGCCGCGCTAAACCGAAAATTCAGGGGGATTGTTGACCCGGGATTTTATGCCGGTTTCTTACCTAAGCCTGGCGGTGGGATGAACCTGTTAATCACCTCAGTGGATGGTGATAAAACCGCAGGCGCGGCGTCGGTGGATATTGGTGAATTCTACCAGGTAACTATTCAGCAACGTAAGGCTATTTCTCTTGCACTTAGTGCAGGCAAGAAATATGCAATTGTGCTGAAGGGAAGATACCTCCTTGGAGAAGATACCTATCAGGTGAATACCGCGTCACATATTCATGCGGCTGAATTTGTTGCCAGAACCTATACCGATTCATATCAGTTAGGAGATGGGGAGCTGCTTGTTTGTACGGTGAATATCCCTGCTGGTGTATCTGCCATTACCCAGGAGATGATTGATACATCCGAGCGTATCAACCGCACGATCGGCATTGATATTTCAGACTCTGTAACCAGTAGCAGAAGTGATGTTGCTGCAAGTTCGCTGGCAGTTAAAAAAGCCTACGATCTGGCGAAAAGCAAGTATACGGCGCAGGATGCAAGCACAACGCAAAAGGGATTAGTTCAGCTCAGTAGCGAAACTAACAGCGACAGCGAAACAATGGCGGCTACCCCTAAAGCCGTTAAGTCTGTAAAAGATCTTGCTGATACCAAAGCGCCAATAGAAAGCCCGAGTCTGACAGGAACGCCAACCACGCCGACGGCAGCGCAAGGTACAAATAGCACGCAGATCGCAAATACAGCCTTTGTTAAGGAAGCTATAACGGCACTTATCAACGGTGCACCTGGCACACTGGATACGCTTAAAGAAATAGCTGCTGCGATCAATAACGACCCGAATTTCAGCACAACTATCAACAATGCTCTGGCTCTTAAAGCTCCTTTAGCAAGTCCTGCATTAACGGGAATACCTACTGCGCCTACCGCTGCACAGGGTACGAATAACACGCAGATTGCCACGACTGCTTATGTAAGAGCTGCCATATCCGCATTGGTTGGTTCATCACCAGAAGCTCTTGATACCCTGAATGAGCTTGCCGCAGCACTTGGCAATGACCCGAACTTTGCGACAACAATGACAAATGCGCTGGCAGGAAAACAGCCTCTGGATGCAACTTTAACCGCTCTCGCTGCCCTTGCGACTGGTGCAAACAAACTGCCTTATTTCACTGGTAAGGATACGGTAGCTCAGACTGATTTAACGTCAGTCGGTCGCGATATTCTGGCTAAAACAAGCACACTGGCCGTTATCCAATACCTTGGTTTAAGAGAACTCGGTACCAGCGGTGAAAAGATCCCCCTGTTGAGCACGGCTAACACATGGAGTGCGCGCCAGACTTTCAACGGCGGGATCACCGGGGCGCTGACAGGGAACGCCGACACCGCGACGAAATTAAAAACAGCCATAAACATTAATGGCGTCAGGTTCGATGGTTCTGGTGACATTAATATCAATACTCTGGTATCGCGCGGTCGCGTAACGGCCTTGGAGGCGAATGCACAGGGAACATCTGGGATTCAGCTGTATGAGGCATACAACAATGGCTACCCTTCCCCCTATGGCAATGTGCTTCACCTTAAAGGTGCCACCGCTGCTGGCGAAGGTGAGTTATTCATTGGCTGGAGTGGCACGAGCGGTGCCCATGCGCCCGTACATATCCGTTCGCGGCGGGATACTGATTCTGCCAACTGGTCTGAATGGGCGCAGGTCTATACGTCAAAAGATTCAATTCCCGGCGTCAATGCCAAAGGGGATCAGGATACCTCCGGCAATGCTGCTACGGCGACCAGATTGCAGACGGCGCGCACTATTAACGGTGTTTCGTTTGATGGTTCTAAAAATATTGAGCTAACGGCTGAAAATTTAAATCTTGAGCAAACCGTAGAACTAGCCGCTGGATCATTGCAGAAAAACCAGAATGGCGCGGATATTCCTGGAAAAGATACCTTCACTAAAAATATTGGTGCATGTCGCGCTTTTCACAGTTCTATTAGTACAGGTGCAGGGAACTGGACAACGGCACAATTGATTGAATGGCTGGATTCTCAAGGGGCATTCAATCACCCATACTGGATGTGCAAATGTTCATGGTCGTACGGCAATAATAAAATTATAACCGATACTGGCTGTGGAACTATTCATCTTGCAGGTTGCGTTATTGAGGTTATGGGTAATAAAGGTGCCATGACCATCCGTGTAACAACACCAAGCACTTCCACCGGAGGTGGCACCACTAATGCGCAATTTACTTATATAAACCATGGTGCAGATTACGCCCCAGGCTGGCGGCGCGACTACAGCACAAAAAACCAGCAACCTGCATTTGCTTTAGGGCAGACAGGAAGCACAGTTGGAAATGACAAAGCTGTTGGATGGAACTCGATTAGCGGGGTTTATAACGCTAATATTGGTGGAGCATCTACGTTGATTCTCCATTTTTATATGGGAGCTGGTAGTTGTCCGGCTGTTCAGTTCCGCGTGAATTATAAGAACGGCGGTATTTATTATCGTTCTGCGCGTGACGGTTATGGTTTTGAAGCCGACTGGTCGGAATTTTATACTACAACACGTAAACCATCTGCGGGAGATGTTGGGGCATATACCAAAGCAGAATGTAATTCACGATTTATTACAGGTATTCGATTAGGTACAAAATCGTCTGTGCAAACATGGAATGGTCCTGGATGGAACGATAAATCTGGTTATGTTGTTACTGCCTCAATTAACTCAAATAAGGACGAACTTATTGATACAACTCAGGCAAGGCCGGTGCAGTATTGTATCAATGGTACATGGTATAACGCGGGAAGTATTTAATTATGCAGCATTTAAAAAACATCAGATCAGGTAATCCAAAAACTGTTGAACAATATGAATTGACGCGACAATTTGGTGTTGTCTGGTTGTATTCTGAAGACGGTAAAAACTGGTATGAGGAACAAAAGAACTTCCAGGATGACACTATAAAAATTGCTTACACATCAGATGGAGTTATTGTGGCTATAAATAAAGACGTATCTACAATAAATCCAGAAGGTTTAAGTGTGGTTGAGGTTGCTGACATTACTGCAAATCGCCGTGCTGACATTTCTGGTAAATGGATGTTCAAAGATGGCGTAGTGATAAAGCGAACTTATACCGAGGAAGAACAGAGGCAACAAGCTGAAAATGAAAAGCAAAGCCTATTGCAACTTGTCAGGGATAAAACCCAACTGTGGGACTCACAGCTACGGCTGGGCATCATTTCCGATGAGAATAAACAGAAATTAACCGCGTGGATGCTATATGCGCAGAAAGTAGAATCTACAGATACCTCCATCCTGCCAGTAACGTTTCCCGAACAACCAGAATGAGAAAAGGCCCGTTATCGGGCCTTATTTTTACTCAGGTTTTTGTGGCCATTCTGGCTTTGCTGTATCCACGCGGCTTACAAGAACGCTGTAGCGTTCCCATGCTTCCAGTCGGCTGTGGTCCTCATCCGTTGCCATATTCAGCCTTACTGCACGCTCTAGTAGTTGAATGACTGATTCAGCATCAGCAAGAAGTCTGGCTTTCTGATTTTCTACCTGCTGCTGTAATTCCTCTGCCGTATAAATACGTTTAATAACTGCGCCATCCTTAAACATCCAGTTACCAGAAATGTCGGCACGTCGGTTAGCAGTAATATCCGGCACTTCAACAACACTTAATCCATCCGGTCTGATAGCTGTTACATCCTTTTCCACATAGCGGATGATGTTATCTTTGTCATACGCTAATTTTATCGTGTCATCCTGGAAGTTCTTTTGTTCCTCATACCAGTTTTTACCGTCTTCTGTAAAAAACCAGATGACATCAAAATGTTTCGTCAGCTGGTATTGCTCAACTGTTTTTGGATTACCCGCTGTTATATTGATCAAATGCTGCATAAATTTAAACCTGTGCCACGTTATACCATGTTCCATTAATCTGTTTCTGAACCGGCCTGTAATATACACCTCCAATATTATCGGCAGAATTCGAGCCGGTATCCTGGACTATAATGCCAGTATAAACGCAGCCTGATGGTGCCTGATGCGTCCATGTCGAGGTGTTATTTGCTGGTTTATATGTAGATGCTCCACCAAGTCGCATGTCTCTTACATAACGAGAATCAAAGTTACCGTAATCCGAGGGGTTAACACGCCCTGTAATATTTATGGTTTTATTACTTTGAATGCTGCCGGAGACAAAGCGCATAACATGAACGTTATTAGCATAAACGTCCAGATTACCGTCGCCATTTTGTTTAAAGCCCGTGTCATTATCACCCAAAACAATCGAGTTACCGCCAAGAGCACTGGATGTTCCGATACCCAATGCACCATTCAATTGACCGCCAGATAATGACAATGCCCCAACCTCAGCAGCAGTCGGTTTAATGTGCGAACTGTAAATTACATATACAGTTCCATCTGTCAGGCCTGTTGGTTTATTCGCTGTATAAGTTGGTGATGTATGAATTTGTACAGTTGCATCCTTTGTATAATCCCACTGGATATTAACACCTGTGGCGTAATTACCTATTTCTACATAAATGTCATAGGTATCACCGGATGTATTCACCCATGCAAAATTAGTAAATCCAACCGAGGTCCGTCGCCATAATGCACCAGTAATACCTTTTGGATTTCCATTTCCTGCACGCAGAACCAGCTCAGAGATGCCTGCTTGCTGCGGGGAGCCAACGTTATACCCTGCGCCACCAATCAGGTTTATGTAAACCACGGAACTGGCTTGTGGCATTGTTACAGTTGCCAGCTTGAACCATCCAGCACCACCACTAAAAGACATTGTTGTGGAGTTGATCGTGCCTATAGACCGTGGGTTAAGTTCAATATCTTTAGAACCATCAAACGAGACGCCGTTGATAGTACATGCTGTCTGCAACTTGGTCGCTGTCGCTGCATTACCGGTAGTGTCTTGATTACCTTTTGTATTCACACCAGGCAAATCTATATCGGCTGAACCATCAAAGGATACACCACCTATGTTTATTGAACTTGCTAATTTCGTTGCTGTTGCTGCATTTCCTGAAAGGCTTGAAACAAACTGATGTGAGCAGTAATAACCACGTCCATTTTTAAAATCCAGAATGGTTTGAGTATTTGTACTTTCTGCTACTGGATCTGTGGCCCCCCACTTATAGGTGGCTTGACCAACGGTATAGTCAGTAGTTGGAACAATTACGTTCAAGCCCTCCTCAGCAAATATCTTGATAGGAAATGCTCTGGCTTCAACGTAAAATACACTACACAAATCGTCATCTTTCACACTTGAAATAATCGAGTGTATAGCTCGCTCAGCAGTAGAATATATTGAGAAAAAACCAGCCGCATATGAACCGCGATCAGACCAACCGCCAGGCATAACAAACCCATTAAATTCACAATTATTCATGGCGTATCCGCCAGCTGAGGAATAAGTAGTTATCACAACTCGTGAGGCTAATTCATCGGTACTGCCTCCAGATCGGCGAAAGACTATAGGATACCACTTACCGCTTACTGCATTTGCAGGCGCTGAAAAAGTGTATTTTCGCATCCCTTTTTTATTGTCTATTTCGCTTTTGCTGTAAACGTCCAGATCTTTAGGAGTCAACGTAATGTCAGCCGAACCATCGAACCTGACGCCATTAATGTTTATGGCTGTTTTTAATTTCGTCGCGGTGTCGGCGTTCCCTGTCAGCGCCCCGGTGATCCCGCCGTTGAAAGTCTGGCGCGCACTCCATGTGTTAGCCGTGCTCAACAGGGGGATCTTTTCACCGCTGGTACCGAGTTCTCTTAAACCAAGGT